AAATCGGTGGAGGACATTGGGAATCGACTAACGGTACTAACGAACAAGCAGCTACGTATTGTAAAAAGGATGGAGACTTTGTTGAGCGAGGTACATGCCCTGCAAGCAATCGTAAAGGGCAAGGCAAGCGGACCGACATCGACATCATTCTTGAATGGCTCGACCTGTTCATCGAAGATAACGGACGAGCTCCCACTCACTCCGAAGTCGCTCTTTCCCAGCCTAAAGCCTTCCTCCGATACCGAAACTTTATGGAACTCGCAAGACTACGAGCCCCTGCTGTCTGCATCCGAAGTGGAGAGCTTCGCGATTGGCAACAGTCCCTCGGAGCAGAGCTGGGTGGAGAACCTGACGACAGAACAGTTCGATTCATTGTGGACTACGAAGGAAACGTAGGTAAGACGTGGTTTCAGCAATACATGTTATCCCTTTATCCCGATAGTGTACAAGTACTTAGTTCCGGTAGGGTTGAGGATATGGCGTACAGTATTGACGTCACGAAGTCTATCTTTCTCATTAATGTTCCTCGTGACTGTATGCAGTTCTTCCAATACCGTATATGTGAGATGCTTAAGGATAGGATGGTTTTCAGTCCCAAGTACGAATCACAGATGAAGGTATTCGGTACTAACGTTCATGTCGTAGTCTTCTGTAATGAAGACATAGACGGTACTAAGATAAGCGAGGATCGCGTAAGCGTGACTCGAATAAACTGTTAGGGTTACATCTTTCCCCGTTCCCCTCTTAAATTAAAAAGATATTTTTGTTCGAGAGACCCATGCGGCGAAGCCCATCTGCTCAGTAAGTTAGTAAACCCCGGACGGAGGGCGCCCCCGGCCCCTCCGAGTCCGTCCCCGGTCCCGTTCCCGGTCCTCTTACTAATGACTAAACCAATGACCTAACATAATTAATTAAATATACTAACCATCCTTAAACATAAATGCCGACGTGCCCTCTACTGTGAATGTAGATAGGGCTAAGGTGGTATTTGGAGCCCAAGCGACTATTCCTATCATCCATATGTGATTCTGTACTCCGAATCCTCCTGTCGTGCCTTCGAATTTAACTGTGCCCTTCAACGGGATATATCCGCTTATTATTCCGGTGTTTCTGTAATCGCTTGCGTTTGCGTTGAGTTTAATGACTCTACTGTATACAGGAGTCAACGTTTGATTAAATAACGGAAGCGTTATAATTTTATTTGGTGTTGCTGATGCTGCTGTAAATGTTAATCCGTCTCTATCGTAGTCTTGGAATATTTCGTTGACCGTTGTTGACGTGGCAGCGTTATCCAGATTCTTCGAGCACATGACGATTAGACGTGCATATAGACTACCTCCGGTAAGTGTATTGACTACAGTATAGGAGAATCGAATTCCAATCGGAGTAATTGATTCTCCGACTCTTGTAGCTTCGGTAACTCCTTGTGCGATATTTCCTAGACCGGCGGCTAGACTATTATATGCAGCCCCAGTTAGGGCTGTAGCTGCGAAGTTCACGACTTGATTCTTCGTTTCTAATCTTTTGTACTCTATTTGTTGAATAGCGTGAGAAAGAAGTTTTGATACTTTGACCTTTCTGTTCTTCGCTTGAAACATTCCCCTTTTTTTTCTTGGCTTCGGCTTCCATGACACTAGCTTCTGTCTCTTATTAGGCCCAGTCCCACGAGGGAACGTTCTTTTTGTTCTTCGTGAATAGTAACCTCTCATGCCACGATTCAATAGCGCGGTTGCGTAGGATTGTGTAGAATTGCTACTACACAGATGTGCGGTAGCGTAGAATTGTGTACATGTAGTACAAAGTTGTCTGGCCATTATTACCCAGACAACTTTTTGGTCGTGTGCCATAAAACACGGCCATGCCTTCTAAACATCGTAAATGGTGCTTCACAATAAACAATTACGAGGATCGACACATCGTATTGCTGGACATTCTCGATTGTGTGTATATCGTCTATGGCAAAGAAGTCGCTCCCAGCACAGGAACCCCTCATATCCAAGGCTTCGTGGTCTTCCGCAATGCCCGTTACCAGACAAGCATCGTTAATGAAATCGGTGGAGGACATTGGGAATCGACTAACGGTACTAACGAACAAGCAGCTACGTATTGTAAAAAGGATGGAGACTTTGTTGAGCGAGGTACATGCC